GGGGGCACAGAAAAACACTACAGTGTGTGTGTATATGTCATATGAAACTCTTAAAAATTCAGCAAAAATCAGACTTATACTACATTTTCTTTCTGTAGAATAGGCCCCTTTGTTTTAAAATCTAGGGTACCCATCACCCCCTTAGAAAATACAGCTATCATAAATTTACCTCCTTCGAGACCCGGCCGTACGTCGTAGTGTTTCCCACTAGTCTGACAAAAGAAATCTACATCGGTAAACCCAGCTTGTGTACCCATACCATAAAACTCTTCTGGGGTGTAGTGTTTGTAGTGAAACTCATTGACCGGAGGTAACTTATGGGGTCTCACTCGTTCGTTCGGTGATGAGCAGATAAATAAATTTGTTTTCTCTCCGGCTAAATCAAAGACACTCTGGGCGAGGTCAGGAGGTATATGCTCAATGAACTCAAAAGACACAACTGCATCATAGTTCGCCGGTAGTCGATCAGGTTTCAGTTGTGTAAAATCTTCGACAATATAATTAACCCGTGGAGCTTTTTTCGAGAAAGTTTCAAGATATACTCCGTGAGCCACAGGTGATTTATCAATACAATCAATACCACAATCTAACATATTGTGCATAATGAAAGAACCATAACCGATCCCGCAGCCAATATCTAAAACATCATTAGGTTTTGGGATGATTTCTTTTATTTTTTTACAGGCAAAGTTATATCGTTCTAAATGATCCGGCCGAATGTTGTTCGGATCCATAATTCTTTCAACCATTACTTAACTACCTTCATAATACATCCTTGTTTCCACGAACGAGCTAACGGAACAACCTCACGATTGTACTGTTGACACCATTCAACCAAAGCTTTCCACTCTCCTTCTTCCCATTTAGGGTAGGGAGAGATTGGTGACGGCAAAAGATCATCAAATCGTATTAATGTACCGTCTATAATTTGATCATTAAGTAATTCTAAAACAGTTTTTGTAGATTTATAGAGATCACAATCAATATTCATAAACGATATGTGTCTTTTGTGGTCTTTTTTCCATACAGGAATGGTCTGTTCAAACCAACCTTCGTGTAAAACTACGTTTGGCACCACTTTTGGTAGCTCTGATACAGCAAAATGTCCTTTTTCTATGACTTTATGTCCCATAAACCATTGTTCAGGCAGTCCTTCAAAGCTATCAAAGCCGTGAAATGTAATTTTTTTATTCAAACTAGCTAAATAATTTATAGATTGTCCTTGATATACTCCAAATTCTACGTAATGTCCCTTTGGATGTAGAATATTTTGCATACAGAATTGATATTCCATTAATCGATGGTCTAATAAAACCATAGGTGTATATAAAAAATCTTCAGGTCTCATAAATATGCCGCCATTCTAATTTAAAACTTGTTATTCGTCAACAAATAACTTATAGTTTATGAAGTTTAGGTAGCTACCCCTTTCCAGTGATACATTGGCTACCTAAACTATCAAAGGTATACTAATAATAGTGATAGGAGTAAAACACTATGACAAAAAAGGGAAAGAATCCACGACCGCATGTCTTGTATGGTCGTATGAAAGAACAAGAGCTGATAAATTTAATTAAAGAAACAGCTGCGACATACAAAACAAGACAAGGGGGACGAATCTATGAGATGAAGCAAGAACTCGAACGTCGTCGTATGCTTACCCTAAAGAGAAAAAACCCTGAAGAGTACGAGAGGAGAAAAGAAGAGATGTTAGAACGACCAGCCAAACACAAAATGTTTGCAAAATCCACATTACCGAGAGGTATGACTCCAATGCAGGAAAAATTTTGTATGGAATACGCAGCTACCGGTGATGAACTCAATGCCTACAAGGTTGCTGGGTATAAAGAAGACGACACCAACGGACTAACCCGTCGACGTGCCCGCCAATTACTTAATAATAAAAAAGTACAGGCTCGTATCGAGGAATATCAAGAGCAAGCTTTGAAACGCATTAGTTGGACAAAAGAAAAAGTCCTTGAAAAAATGCACGAAGTGTATCAAAACTCTATAGCCGAAGGTGATCACACAAATGCTAACCGATCACTAGAAAATATTGGGAAACATCTGGGTATGTTTGTTGATGTTTCTAAAATTGAACAAAATATTACAACATCAGAATTATTAACGAACGATACCGACAAAGATATAGAACGTCTGGCGGATGTTGTAGGACTAAAGATTGTAAAAGGTGGAAAATCCGAAAATACCGATAAGTGAGTTAGCTTCTGACGAGACGACTAAGAAAAAACTTCTTCAGAAACTAGCCGTTCAATCCCTTGTTAAAAGCAAAGATAACTTTTTAGCTTTTGTGAAAACATTTGCTCCAAAGTTAGTAGCTGATTTCAAGATGGGAAGACATATTGAAGTTATCAGTGAAAAATTACAAAAGGTTGAAGAAGGAGAACTCAAACGTCTTATGGTATTCTTACCACCCCGTAGTTCTAAATCCGTTATTTGCTCAAAATTATTTCCGGCCTGGTACCTAGGCAGACATCCTCAACATGAAATCTTATCAGTATCTCACTCTGATACGTTAGCCTCAGATTTTGGACGTTCCGTCAGGGATCTGGTAGGTTCGGGTTTATATCAAAATGTATTTAGAGGAGTGAAGCTACGATCGGACGTACGAGCTGCCGGAAAGTGGCAGACAAACCAGAATGGTGTATATGTAGCTGCCGGTGTACGAACACAGATTGCTGGTCGTGGTGCACACATAGCTTTACTTGATGATGTAATGTCAGAAGAAGATGCTTTTAGTGAAACGGGTAGACGATATATAAAAGAATGGTATCCGGCTGGTTTACGAACAAGACTTATGCCGAACGGTTCTATAGTTATTATCAATACACGATACCACGAAGACGATATATGTGGGTGGTTACTGGCTTGTGAGAATGATGCTAAAGGAGATGGAGCTGCAACCATACCGTGGGATGTTTTACGAATACCAGCTTGGGTCGATGAGAGTAGTAGCCGATTATTAAACATACCAGTAGGTGAATCATATTTTCCGGAATGGAAACCAAAAGAGGTTTTAAAAAATGATGAGATGGAAATACGACGACACAACGGTTCACGGTATTGGGAATCACTGTATATGCAAAATCCTGTGCCAGATGAAGGCGGAATATTTAAAAAGAGCTGGTTTAACATTTGGAAAGAAGAAGACCCACCTCATTGTGATTTTATTATACAAACTATGGATACAGCTTTCTCAACTCGAACAACAGCTGACTATAGTGTAATTCAAACGTGGGGCATATTTACACAAATGGAAAAAGATAGTTCAGGCAAAGAGTATGAAGTAGGACATTTAATTTTATTAGGTAACATTAGAGATCGATTGGAGTATCCAGAACTAAGAAGCACAGCTCAAGATAGTTTTGAAGAACACCAACCAGATTTAATTGTAATTGAAAAAAAAGCCAGTGGACAATCTTTGATACAAGATTTACGACGAGCTGGTTTACCGATACTTGAATACACACCGGACAGAGATAAAGTTTCAAGAGCTTATGCAGCATCTCCATTGCTCGAAGCTGGTCGAGTATGGCTACCTAATAAGACGTGGGCACAGACTATGTTTGATGAAGCTGTATCTTTTCCTAATGCAGCTCATGACGATCAGGTTGACTCAATGGTTATGGCTGTGCTATACCTTAAAGAATCATGGCACTTGCAACATCCATACGATCCGAACTATAATAGTGAAGACGAAAATATTTATAAAAAAAATAAAGCAACGTACTGGAACATAAATAATATTTAGAGAGTAGTAATGGCAGTAGAAAAAAATCCCTTCGAAAAAATAGAAAAAGTAAATACCGATGTAAAAGAAATGACTCAAGGTCTTCCCGGTGTTGATGTTAATGTAGATCCTGAACAAGAAGAAGATGTAGCTGTTGATGTGAATCCAGATACAGGAGAAGTGTCTGTTGATTTAAATGAAGATGCTGGCACAGTTTTAGCATCAATAAAAGATTTTTATGGCAACCTTGCCGAATACATGGATGAAGAAGACCTAACAGATTTATCGACAACTATTCTCGATAATTTTAAATCTGATGAAGAGTCAAGACAAGAATGGGAACAAACATTCGAACGTGGGTTTGACTTATTAGGATTAAAATTACAAGAAACAACAGAACCATTCGATGGTGCTTGTACAGCAACACATCCGTTAATTATTGAGAATGCTGTTAAATTTCAATCAAAAGCTGCTCAAGAATTATTTCCAAGTAAAGGCCCAGTGAAAACACAAGTGCTAGGTAACTTAACTCCGGCAAAAGAACAGCAAGCTAAACGTGTGAAAGACTACATGAATTATCAACTTACTGAAGAAATGCCAGAGTATTTTGATGAGACAGAAAGATTATTATTTCATTTACCACTGATCGGTACGGCTGTCAAAAAAGTTTACTACGATGAAACATTAGGACGACCAATATCAGAATTTATTCCTATTGATCAGTTTCATGTATCAAATTTAGTTCCTGATCTTCGAAGAGCTGATCGATACACTCACGTTATCTACAGATCATCAAACGATTTAAAAAAAGACATGAATGCAGGAATGTATAGAGATGTTGAAGTTGGTGAGCCAGAACAAGAAGAAAGAGGTATGATTACAGCTAAAGCTGAACAGGTCATGGGATTATCAGCTTATGATGAACAGCCATACGACACAACACACGTTTTATTAGAACAGCACTT